GCAGGTAGACAGAACCTTAGCTGTCAACAAAGACACAATCTACAGACCCCTACAGGAGAACCCCAATGACTGAACTCTACGCTAAGTACCTTCACGAAGCTACACAAGGTATACAGATACACCTAATGCACAAGCATTCTAAGGTGCCAACCAAAGGATCATCTCAGGCTGCTGGCTATGACCTGTACGCTAGTCAGTCCCTAGTGTTGTTCCCTAGCGAAACAGGCGTAGTAGGCTGCGGGTTCCGAATGCGAATGCCAGAAGACATGTGCGCTATGGTCTGTAGTAGATCAGGCTTAGCAGCTAACAAAGGTATCTTCGTAAGCAATGCCCCCGGTATCTTAGATGCTGACTACAGGGGAGAGATTAAAGTTATCCTGCATAACTTAGGTCGCTCACCTTTTAGTGTCAAACCTGGGGACAGGATAGCTCAGATGGTATTCCACAAAGTAGAAAGGACTAGCCTAAACATTGTAGATACCTTCGTATCTGATGACACAGATAGAGGCACAGGAGGCTTAGGTTCTACAGGAGGTACATCCTAATGCCCAAAGAATACAACAGTCTCAAGGAGGTAGAGGAAGACCTTCAGAGTTGGTTTAAATACAGGGACCACCTCATACAGAACAAGAAGGAGTTCGAACTTAAGTATTGGGAGTGGGCTATGCTGGCAAGCGCAGCTAAGATTACCTACCTCCATGCAACTAGGAACCAATGGATAGATGCAGGTCAGTTATGAATACTGATCTACTATCTACAGTTGCATTCCTAGCCTGTCTAATTAGATTTGATTTGATCATTGTGGTTATCCACAGATTTATTTCACTTCTAACCCTTGACAGGGGTTGACCAAGACCCCATTCTCTTAACCATACTAAGGATATCCTAAGTAATATAACTACTATATAACATATGATAGTTATATACTAAGGATATCCTAAGGAAGGAACCTAAATGCCTCAGCTAATTCACAAGCCATGTCCTTACCCAGGTTGTGGGTCAAGTGATGCCTTCAGCTTTCATACAGACATGGGTGTTGGTAATTGTCACTCCTGTGGTAATGGATACCCAAAGAAAGGGATTGAATATGAGGATCACTTCCTTGTAGAATACCCTACGAAATACAAAACGAAGGATACTCAAAGCATCTTTCGTCAACAACATCCAACTGAAGGAACTGACTACATGCAGCAACAAGCAAACGTCTTCAGCATCAATACCACTAAGGCTTACAAGGCTGACAGAGGTATCACTGAGGCTACCATGAAGGCTTACGAGGTGGAGACCTCAGTTAATTCTGAAGGTGTCAGTGTCGAACAGTTCTACCCTTACCCCGGTGGAGGTAGGAAGATTAGGACACTACCTAAATCCTTTAAGGCTGACAGAGGTTTCAAGGCAGACGAACTATTCGGGATGGATAAGTTCAACGCAGGATCAGCTAAGGCTTGCACGATAACTGAAGGGGAGGTTGATGCTATGTCAGCCTTCCAGATGCTAGGTTCTAAGTACCCAGTTGTGTCACTTCCTTCAGCTAACCCAAGTCGTAGGTTGTTTGAGAAGTGTAAGGATTGGTTGGCATCCTTCGAGAAAATCTATGTGTCTTTCGACAGTGACGGTAAGAGTGATGCAGTAGCAGCTAAGCTGTGTGCCTTATTCCCTAACCGCATCTATCGTGTGTCACATGACAAGTACAAGGACGCCAATGAGTTCTTACAGGACGGTGCTGAGTACGACTACAGGAACGCTTGGTGGAACGCCAACAAGTACACGCCTGAGAACGTATTCAATACCACAGATCAATTCCTCAATATCTACAACGAAGGGGAGGACAGTAAGTACCTACCTACAGGCATTGAGGCTTTGGATCAGACCATCTTGGGGCTAATGCAGGGTCACTTCACTATCTTCCAAGCACCTGAGGGCATAGGTAAGACGGAGTTCATGCGGTTCTTAGAGTACAACATCCTACTGAACCACCCAGATGTACCTATCGCTATCTGGCACAACGAAGAGAGCAAGCGTCGGTCCCTACTAGGCTTAGTATCCTACGACTTAGGTTTGAACCTAACTAGGAAGGACTTAGTTGAGGCTCACGCTATGGACAAGGAGGTAGAGGGCAGCATTAGGTCGTTGACTAAGAACGGTATGCTATACCAGTTCACTATGGGTGTAGACGATGACCCTATGGAGCTGCTGGACAGGATTAGGTTCTTCGCTACAGCCTGCGAATGTAAGTACATCTTCTTCGAACCTATCCAAGACTTAGGTTATTCCAAGCACGGTGATGGTACGCTTGAGCAGTTCCTGTCTGAGCTATCAACTAAGTTAGCTAGGCTGGCTACCGAACTGAACGTAGGGATCGTAACGATTGCCCACGAGAATGACGAAGGTCAGATTAGAGACTGTCGTATGATCGGTAAGAGGGCTTCAGTGGTTGTCAAACTATCTAGGGATAAGTTCGCTGAGTCAGACACTGAGCGCAACACAACCACCCTGACTGTCATTAAGAACCGTCCGGCAGGCACTACAGGTTTCGGAGGTCAGTTGCTATTCGATCCAGATAGCTTTACCTTGTCTGAGACATACCCTTCATCCTTTGAGGCTTAAGAATATGACTAAGGTCGTAGCTATGGACATAGAGACAGACGACCTAAACGCTACCTGTATCTGGTGCATCTGCACTGAGGACGTTAGCACAGGTGAGCAGGATCAATTCACCTACGTTGACAAGTCAGAAGCTGAGAAGCAAAGGTTCACCGACTACTGTGCAACTGTGGATCGTTTCGTATTCCACAACGGCATTCAGTTCGATGTACCTGTAGTCAACAAACTGCTTGGTCCTGTCATACCTGAGGATAAAGTGCTAGACACTCTGGTAGTCAGTAGGTTCTTGAACTACGAGAACGAACCAGTCAAAGGCGTCAAAGGTAGGCATAGCTTAGAGTACTGGGGTAGGCGGTTAGGCTTACACAAAGGCAACTTCAAAGACTTCTCAGACCTAAGCCACGAGATGCTAGACTACTGTAGGAATGACGTAGACATAACCGTTAGGCTCTACAAGAAGTTCCTGCCTGAGTTGAATGCTCCAGGCTTAGGTACAGAACACAGTATCCAAAGGCTGTGTCAGAAGATGCACGAGAATGGTTTCGACTTCAACAAGGAAGAAGCTATGGTGTGTCTGTCTGAAGTTCAATCTCGTATGGCTAACCTTGAGGCTAGGTTTCAAGTAGACTTCCCACCTAAACTTGAGGTAGTCAACGAACTAAAAGATAGGAGAAAGAAAGATGGTACGTCTGTCGCTTCTGTGCTTAAGGCTAGAGGTAGCTATCCTAAAACTGAGGTTAAGGATGAGAAACTTCTTTGTTACGATTGGGTCAAGTTTAATCCGGGTAGTCCGAAAGACAGAATAGAACGTCTTTGGGAAGCTGGTTGGGAACCTACTGACAAAACCAAAGGACACATTCTGTACCTTAGGGATGGACAAGACATACCTGAGAAGGGGGAAAGGTTCAGAAGGTACGGTTGGATGTGTAACGAAACCAACTTAGCTACACTACCTAGTACCGCTCCTGAGGGGGCTAAGGGGCTTGCTGAGTGGCTTACTCTGGAAGGACGTAGGTCTTCCTTAGAAGAGTGGATAGGCTGCGAGGCTAGAACTAATGACGGCAGGATACACGGAAGGTTTCAGCACATAGGTGCATGGACTGGACGTATGGCTCACTCAGCCCCCAACCAAGCCAACATCCCGGCTATGTTCCACGGGGAACCTAAGTCAGTTGTTGACCAAGTGAAGGACACATATGATGGCAGACTACGATCCCTTTTTAGGGTGCCTAGTGATTGTTATCTTGTTGGTACTGATGCTGAGGGCATCCAACTCAGGGTTCTTGCTCATCTAATGAACTCAGAGGAGTATGTTGAGGCTATCGTATCAGGTAAGAAGGAGGACGAAACTGACATCCACAACGTAAACCGCAAAGCCTTAGGTATGAGCCACATAACTAGAGACATGGCTAAGACCTTCATCTATGCGTTCCTCCTTGGGGCAGGCGTAGGTAAGATAGCTGAGATACTTAAGGTCAATACCAGAGAAGCTAGCCAAGCAGTAGAGAACTTCACTCAGTCTATCTCAGGCTTAGCTGAACTTAAGAATGAACTTGTCCCCATGGCGGCAGCCAAAGGATACTTCATTGGACTAGACGGAAGGAAAGTTAAGACACCATCTCAGCATAAGACCCTAGCTGGTATGCTACAGAATGGTGAGGCAGTTGTGATGAAACACTCAGCACTGCTTTGGACTAAGCAGCTAGATGACAGAGGCATAGACTACAAGCTAGTGACATGGCCTCACGATGAATGGCAAACGGAGGTAAGAGGTGACAAACAAACAGCCGAAACAGTTGGACTTGTTCAAAGACTTTCGATTGAAACAACAGGAGATAAACTCAAAGTCTTCTGTCCGCTCGCAGGAAGCAGTGACATCGGAAGAAACTGGGGAGAAACTCACTGAACCACTTGACACAGACAAACAAACATGATAAGACTTCCAACCCTAACTAAAACCCACAAAAGGAGACCCTACAAATGGGTAAGATTAACAACCCTGGTATCATTGAAGCTGAAATCTCATGGGCCAAACTCTTTGAGTTCAATAAGGACACTAAGTACAAACCTGAGGGTGAGTACTCCTGTGTAGCTACGTTCTCAGAGGAGCAGAAGCAGAAGCTGTTGGACACTAAGGTTCCACCTAGTAGGATTAAAGACTTGGGCAATGGGTCTTATGAGATTAAGTTCAAACGACCACACACTAAGGTTAACTGGGAAGGGTGGGTTCCTCAACCTCTTGTATTCGACCACAAGGCTGCTGAGATCAGAATGAAAGCTGAGGAAAGCGAAAACATTGGTCAGTACATTAAGCCTTGGAACCCTAAGGACGATGGTCTAATCGGTAATGGTACTAAGGCTAAGATTAAGTACCATGTGTATAAGGGGGACAACTCCTTGTACGAGAGCATCACACTGGAAGCTGTAGGTGTGTTGGACCTAGTGTCTTACAACGCTGAAGGTGGTTCTAGTTCAGGCATTAGTTTCTAGGGTGCCTAACCTGTGTAGGAGGTAACTAAAACTAGGCTCAAGCCTACACCTTGGGTCTACCTTATAACAGAGAGATAGTTAGATGACAGACTATGTAAAACTGCTAACTGAATTTGAAGATTGTTGGAACGTAATATCTGAACTAGAAGACCTAAGTGAATTGGCTGATGGTTTGGGTGAGACTTTTTCAGCAGCTAAACTAGACAAGATCATTAAAGACTATGACGTTTCCTTTGATCTTCTCTTCCGAAAGTTAGAGGAACACTTCTCAGCTTTAGATGACGGACCTCTTCTAGAAACATACAGTGATGAGGAGGCCAGTTATGACTCAGAAGGAAATAACAACTTTAGTCGGTGACATCTACTCAGTTGTAAAAGGCAAAGGTGGTTGGCATAGCTACATCGCCAGTATGCTAGGCAAAGAGATAGCTGATCTTTCTAATTCTAGGTTCTCTAAACCTGAGGCTTACCGCTCTAGGTTAACTATGTCAGGTATTGGCGCACCATGTAAGAGGAAACTTTGGTACAAGATTAACGAACCAAGGGAAGCCACCGGCAACAAAGGTAGTGACCTACTTAAGTTCTTCTTTGGTGACATAATTGAATCTCTAATCCTTAACTTAGCTAAGGCTGCTGGACACACTGTAACAGGTGAGCAAAGCAAGATGGAGCTTCATGGGATTAGGGGACATAGGGATGCTGTCATTGATGGTATGACTATCGACGTTAAGTCAGCTTCTCCTTTTTCCTTTCAGAAGTTTAAGAAGGGACATCTAAGAGAGCAAGATAGCTTTGGTTACATCTCTCAGCTTTCTTCCTATGTAGCCGCAGCTAAGGATGACCCAGAAGTTACAGACAAAACTAAGGGTGCCTTCCTAGTTGTTGATAAGGTCTCAGGTGAAATCCTGTTAGACATACATGACTTCAGTAAGGACATTGAGAACAAGCCTAAGGAGATTGAGGACATCAAAGCTATGGTGGCTGATCCATCCCCTCCAGGTCGCCTTGATCCTGTGCCTCAGTACAAAGACAGTGCTAACCTGAAGCTGTGTTCTACCTGTAACTACTGTGAGTTCAAGAAGGTGTGCTGGCCTGAGCTTAGGTCATTTGTTTACTCCTCAGGTCTTCAGCATCTGGTCAAAGTAGAACAAGAGCCTAGAGTTCCTGAGTATCTTCCTAATGACCTACAATTTTAGACCTAAGAGAAGACGTAAATCTACCAACAAGAAAAGTCTAGGTAAGTTTAGGTCAGGTCTTGAGGCTGACAATGCGTCCTTCCTGAGTAACAAGAGGATCGACTACCAGTATGAGTCAGTGAGGATAGAGTGGGTTATCTCACATAAGTATCTTCCTGACTTCATACTTCCTAACGGTATCGTAATTGAAACCAAAGGCAGGTTTGTGTCAGCAGACAGGAGGAAGCATCTTCAGATTAAGAAGCAGCACCCTGAGATAGACATTAGATTCGTCTTCAGCAACAGCAAGGCTAAGCTATACAAGGGTAGTAAGTCTACCTACGCTGATTGGTGTATCAAGAACGACTTTAAGTTCGCTGACAAACTCATACCTACAGCTTGGCTAAAGGAAGAAACTAATGAAGCATCTCTTAATTCACTGGGTTGTAGACGGCCCATATGTAAACCCTGACAAAGAAGAAGGTGGGTATCTAAACCTTTGTAGAATTGAGGATTCAACTGCCACCATTGCAGATGTTGAGGTTCACTACGAAACGTATTATGATGCACTCGAACCTGTCGCTTATTTTACAAAGAACATTGAACCTTTGGACCTTATTTGTTTGGACCCTGACGACCTTATGAAAACTATTGAGGACGAAGAGGATGAGACATGACATAGCTGAGCTTGCTAGAGTACTTAGTTTAAGCTACAGTTTAGAGGACATAACAGAGATATCTGACATCGAAGAAGAAGCAATCGTTAGGCTCCTAATCTTTGAAGGGTTGATCGACTTGGAGGATTACTTCAGCGACAACGATTACCTAAACGAAGAGGAGGATAGCTGAATGGCTCATGCTAACCCTGAGGATGAAAAGGCCTACAACAAAGCCTACAGAGAAAAGAACAAGGAGAAGATTAAAGCCTACAAAAAAACCTGGAACAAAGCCTACCATGAAAAGAACAAGGAGAAGCTTAGAGCCAAGAACAAAGCCTACAGAGAAAAGAATAGGGAGGAGCTTAACGTCAAGAAAAAAGCCTGGTCCAAAGCCTACTATGAAAAGAACAAGGAGAAGATTAACGCCAGGAACAAAGCCTACAGAGAAAAGAATAGGGAGGAGCTTAACGTCAAGAAAAAAGCCTACAGAGAAAAGAATAGGGATAAGATCAGAGCCAAAGACTTAGAAAGAAATTTTGGCATAGGGTTACATGAGTACAACCTTATGTTTACTGAGCAAAAGGGTAAGTGTGCTTGCTGCGGCATTCACCAAAATAAGTTAACTGTGAGATTAGCTGTTGACCACGATCACGATACTGGGCTAATAAGGGGCTTGCTTTGTCATATATGCAATACGGGTATCGGAAAATTAGGTGACAACATTGAAGGTCTTATGAAGGCTTTAAACTATCTTGAGAAACATGAACTAACAAAGGAAAGAAAAACAAATGAGCATGTCGTACAAGTCAAACCTAAACCCAATGTTCAGGTCAAAGTTCAGCGAGGACATCTTCAATCACAAGTACCGGCATGAAGGCTGTGAGACTTGGGAAGCCCTAGCTAAGACCCTAGTGGATGACGTATGTGGTGACCTAATGACTAGGGATGAATGCACTGACCTAGCTAAGGCTATCACTGACATGAAGTTCATCCCCGGTGGTAGGTATCTGTACTACGCAGGAAGACAGAATAAGTTCTTCAATAACTGTTACCTACTTAAGGCAGAAGAAGACAGCAGACAAGACTGGGCTAACCTAAGCTGGAAGGCTGAGTCATGTCTTATGACAGGTGGTGGTATTGGTGTAGACTACAGTGTGTACCGACATGAAGGCGCACCCATCCAGCGTACAGGGGGACAGGCTTCTGGTCCTATCCCTAAGATGCAGATGATTAACGAGATTGGTCGTAGGGTCATGCAAGGTGGTAGCCGCAGGTCAGCTATCTATGCGTCCCTCAACTGGAAACACCAAGACGTAGGGAAATTCCTAAGCTCTAAAGACTGGGCTAGTATGCCAGTAGGTAGCACAGGTAAGTCTCTTTGGGATATTAAGCAGGATGACTTCAACTTCCCTGCACCTATGGACATGACCAACATTAGTGTCAACTACGATACTGAGTGGCTGCTGAACTACTACGAAACAGGTCAAGTAGGTAAGGTCTTTGAGGAGAACGTACTACAGGCAATGAAGACTGCTGAGCCTGGGTTTAGCTTCAATTTCTTTGACAAGGAAAACGAAACCCTACGGAACGCCTGCACTGAGGTTACCTCAGAAGACGACAGTGATGTATGCAACTTAGGTTCACTTAACTTTGGTAGGATCGAAAGCCTATCTGAGTTGTCTGACCTAGTTGAACTATCCACTAAGTTCCTCATTTGCGGTACACTCAAAGCCCACCTACCATATGAGAAGGTACATGAAACACGAGAAAAAAACAGACGACTGGGCCTTGGTTTTATGGGAGTACACGAATGGCTCATCAAGAGAAACTACAAGTATGAGGTTACTCAAGAGCTTCATTCGTGGTTGTCAGTATACAAGGGAGTCAGTGACAAAGTATCTAAGGCATTTGCTGAGGAGCTATCTGTATCTACTCCCGTGGCTAACAGGGCTATTGCTCCAACTGGTAGTATTGGTATTCTTGCTGGTACATCTACCGGAGTAGAACCTATCTTTGCTGTAGCCTACAAGCGTAGATACCTCAAAGGAACTAACCGTTGGGTCTATCAATACGTTGTTGACTCAGCAGCACAGGAACTCATTGACCTGTACGGAGCTAAGCCTGAGAGTGTTGAGTCAGCCCTTGACTTAGCTTCTGACTACGAACGTCGTATGAGCTTCCAAGCTGACGTTCAGGACTACGTTGATATGAGTATCTCCTCAACGATTAACCTTCCTGCTTGGGGTAGTAAACTCAACAACGAAGACACAGTGCCTGAGTTTTCTAAGACCCTAGCTAAGTATGCAGGTAGGCTGAGGGGATTTACTTGCTATCCTGACGGCAGTAGGGGTGGACAGCCGCTAACATCTGTGCCATACAATGAAGCCGTTGAGAAACTTGGTGAGGAGTTTGACGAACATGTTGAGACACACGATATCTGTGACATCTCAGGATCAGGAGGAAGTTGTGGGGTCTAAGATGTGGGACGAGTACCCAGACTCAACCGAACTAAGGGGTGATAGTGTGGTCGATGCTGTCAACAAACCTCCGCATTACAACACAGGTGAGATTGAGTGTATCGAATACCTCAAAGACAACCTACCTGAGCAAGCCTTCCTTGGATACCTCGAAGGGAATACAAAGAAGTATCTTCATCGTTGGAGGTACAAAGGTAAGGCTTCGCAAGACTTGGGGAAAGCTAAGTGGTATCTTAGTTACCTCCAGCTTGAAGTAGCAAAAGGAGAAACCAAATGATTAGCTTGAGTATCGACATCTCTGAAGACCAGAAGGATAAGATTGTAGTCGAAACCCTCATCAAGGACTACTTCACTCTTAGCGAGTACGCTGAAGACCTGAGGGTTAAGGATGCAATCGCGACTATTCTCTCCTCTTACTACATGACTGAGAAAGGGTTCGAAAAAGTTCTAGCTGAAAGAGAGGCAGAGAATACCGAAAAGAAATCTAACAAAGAGAAGGATAAGAAATCTTCCTACTACATTGACCCTCTGCAAGGTTACAAGTGGGGTTTTCCTAAGCCTATCTCTCAGGAGAATATCCTTGGTGACACTATGAAGTGGTTAACTGACAACGGCTATCCTAAAGAAATTATGGATGGTTTTGGTAAGCACTTTAAGTTCACTATCTGGTCAGAGAAGCCAAAAGAAAAATAGTAGCTTCGTAGGTACGCAGCGAAGAATGTCTCCGTAGCTCAGCAGGATAGAGCAACAGCCTTCTAAGCTGTGGGTCGTAGGTTCGAATCCTACCGGGGACGCCAAATATCCATAAGGGGCTTAAGACTATGATTAAGTATGAAGTAGAAGTAGACAGTGATGGTTCTAGGTACTGGTATCTAAA